GTTGATAATTTTTATGACATCCCTTATCAATATTATGAAAGTTTTGATGAGAGTCAGTGTCTAATCACAGACGAAACTATAGGAAAAATATCACAAATTTTAGATCATCCAATTAACGTAATTCACGCCTCTAATGAGGTGGGAAATACTCCAGGTGTTATGGCACATCTGGAGTGTGATTGGATTGCCGTAATTTATTTGGGATTACCATTAGAATCATTTGGAGAAATGGGTATTCAATTTTATTCTCATCTTTCAACTGGATTAGAAACATTTCCTACGAGGGATGAAATTGTAAAGCATAAACTTAATGAGAATCAATTGACAAAAGTATTTTCTTCTGATCCTGAACTATGGAAAGAATACGGATGTATTCCTGCAAAATACAATAGGATGGTATTATTCAGAGGTTCTCGATGGCATTCATACACTCTAAATAGTAATATTAGATATCAGAAAATAATTATAAAAAATGGCTGATACTCGGGGTATATTCATATTCGAACAAGTTATCGAACAAAAATTAGATAATGAATGGGTTCCAGTTGAAGATGTCTGGATTACGGATCCACCTATAGCAACCAGTGATGTTGGATATTGGGGTGGCGGATATCAGAATCCAGGCATAAGACATTCTTCGACTGATAAGTGTAACTTTTCAACAGATACAACGACATATACTCCTAGTGCTAATTTATCCATCAGCATTTACAAAATATGTGCCACTGGAAATTCCGTAAATGGTTATTTTGTTGCTGGTTTGAATGCATCCAATGCCGCTCAAACTAGAGTAGACAAACTAACATACACAACAGACACTACTGCTAGAGTACCATCTGCTGATGTGCCAGCAGTGAAGTATGATCATTCAATAACTAGCAATAGAAATAATGCATATATTGGAGGTGGATATCCCGGACCAAGTAGTGGAACCTCATATATTTACAAATTAACATATTCTACAGATACAACTGCTGCTGCTCCTGGTACAAACTTAACTGCTTCAGGTGCGAAGTCTGCATCGTTAGGAATTGAAACAAAAGGTTTCTTTTGTGGTGGGGAATATAATAGTAAATCAAATGTCGATAAAATACAGTACTCTGATGAAACTATATCTAGAATTCCTGGAGCTAATATGAGCACAGGAATGGAATATCATGGTGGATCTGGAAATTCTGATGCTGGATACCTCACTGGTGGTTATGATTATCCCACTCAGAGAAGTTCGGTAGATAAACTCACTTACTCTTCTGAGACAACAGCAGCAGCTCCTAGTGCAAACTTAACCTCAACAAGATACATGCACGCTGCATCAGGAAATTCTACATTTGGATATATTGGTGGTGGATGGACTGGATCAGATAGCAGTTCAATGGATAAACTTACTTATTCAACAGACACTACAGCATCTGCTCCCACTGGTGCAAATTTATCTGCACCAAGACGTGTTCTTGCTGCTACAGGTCCCAGAATTAATGGATATGGTTTAAGTCCTACTCCTAACCCCGCAACAAGTCGTTACATTGATGGTGCCGGACCATCTCCTAATACTGGTTATTTTGGTGGTGGTACTCCTGGTCCAAAATCAACAATGGATAAGACCACTTATGCATCTGATACGACTGCTGCAGTTCCTGGTGCAGCATTAAGTGCTGCTAGATATGCTCTAGCAGCAACAGGAAACTCCACACACGGTTACTTTGGTGGTGGATATGTTAGCAGTAGTGTATCAACAATGGATAAGACCACTTATGCATCAGATACAACTGCTGCAGTTCCTGGTGCAGCATTAAGTTCTACTAGAAATGGTTTAGCAGCAACAGGGAACTCAACACACGGATACTTTGGTGGTGGTTATATTCCTTATTCAGTATCAACAATGGATAAGACCACTTATGCATCTGATACGACTGCTGCAGTTCCTGGTGCGGCATTAAGTTCTGCACGTTTTGGTTTAGCAGCAACAGGAAACTCAACACATGGTTATTTTGGTGGTGGTGGTCCATCATCAACAATGGATAAGGTCACTTATGCATCTGATACAACAGCAGTAGTTCCTGGTGCCGCATTAAGTGTTGAGCGTAGGTATATTGGAGCAACAGGCAATTCAACACACGGATACTTTGGTGGTGGTTTTCCTGGTCCAGTATCAACAATGGATAAGGTCACTTATGCATCTGATACGACTGCAGCAGTTCCTGGTGCGGCATTAAGTGTTGCACGTAGGTATCTGGCAGCAACAGGAAACACAACAGCAGGTTACTTTGGTGGTGGTGGAACTCCTTCTGCAGTATCAACAATGGATAAGACCACTTATGCATCTGATACAACAGCAGCAGTTCCTGGTGCGGCATTAAGTGTTGCTAGATCTCGATTAGCAGCAACAAGTGTCAGAGCAAATGCACTTCCTGTTGTTGAACCACCAACAGCAACACCATCTCCCGGTTCAAGTGCAGGAATTTTCCCAACTCTTAATAATGGATATATTATCGGTGGATACCCATCTGTTAATCAGTCTTTAATATCTAAAATAGAATTTTCTACTGATACTGAAACTTCACTGCCAGCTAATTCTAGATTGAGTGTGAGTATATCAGACCATATCGCAATGTCAAATACCACACATGGTTATACTGGTGGTGGTAATCCTTCAAAATCAGCAGTGAACAAGACCACATATTCCACAGAAACAACAGAAAGGATTCCAGGTTGCGATCTAAGTGTGGGACGAGGGGATCTTGCCGCAACAGGAAATACTACACATGGTTATTTTGGTGGTGGTTATCCTGGTCCAAAATCAACAATGGATAAGACTACTTATTCATCAGATACAACTGCTGCTGTTCCTGGTACAAACTTAACTGTGGCACGTGCTTATCTTGCCGCAACAGGAAACTTAACACATGGTTATTTTGGTGGTGGTGGTCCTGGAACTAAGTCCTTAGTAGAAAAGGTCACTTATGCATCAGACACTATTGCTAGAATTCCTAGCGCTGACTTAACTAATTCGTCAACGATGAATGTTAGAGCAGTTGGAACTGGTGATAAAGGATACTTTGTTGGTGGTAATCCTGGTCCATTATCATCAGTAGACCGTATTGATTATTCTAATGATACAACAGCAAGAGTTCCAGGTGCAGATCTACCTCATACTAAGCACCAGGTAGCTGCGACAGGAAATACTACACATGGTTATCTTATGGGTGGTACTCCAACAGATGAGAGTAATGTTGAAAAACTGGACTATAGTACAGAAACAGTTGCAGAAATTCCATTAACGATTGATCGGTATTATTCAGCAGCAACAGGTCCTAGAATTAATGGACTTCCCGCATTTTATTCCGCCACGGTCCCCAACAGTATTTAAATATTTTTACTATGATTGATAATCCTTTGTCATATATTCTTATCAAACCAAATGTTATTAATGAATTTGGTCTGAAAGAAATAAGAGAACACATCGAGAGAACAAATAAAACTGATCTTTCTGTTTTTGATCCGCATAAATCAAACGAAACCGGTGGAAAAGAATGGATTGTAAATAAAGAAGTTCGTGATACTCAGCACGTTGAAATGGGACCACTTTTTCCAAAAATCGCTGACTTATTTAAAGATATGGTTAGAGAGGTTATTAATCCTTTCTATGATATTGAAATATCTGAAAGTGAAATACCTCAAATTCTTTCTTATAGTATTGGTGGACACTACACACCCCATATTGATGGTGAGTCAATATGGAAAACACCAGACGGTGATTTAATATGGAAGAAATCAACAGATCGTGACATCTCAATGGTTCTTTATTTAAATGATGATTTCGAGGGTGGTGATTTTATTTTTTCAGACCTTAAAGTTAGAGTAAGACCTGAGCCTGGAATGTTAGTTTGTTTTCCATCCAATCATCATTACAAACATGGTGTAGAACCAGTAACAAAAGGAATGAGATACAGTATTGTATGTTGGGCTACGGTCAAAGGATTTCAGACGATGGAACAACAAAATCATGAACTATCTCAAAAGTATGGTATGTTAATAAATAATTGAAAGTTATCTAACAAAAAATGCAATATATTAAACACTACTATGTTGATGCAGATACAGGATCATATTGCTGCGAGACATCATCTAACCCAAAATACAAACGTCACCCTACAAATGAATATGCAGGGTTGGATGTAAAAGTTTGGTTGACAGATTCTGATGGTGTTGATATAATTCTTTCTGAATTGCCAGATTCTACCTCAGTTTCTACCATTGCAAACGGTAGTAAGAATAGTGTTGAGGTTCTGAATGAAACTCAATATAATACTGTATGGACTCCATATTCTGAAGCATTAACCTTGTACTCTGAAGCAATAACTGCCGAAGAGGGTGGTGATACTGACACTGCCACAACAAAAAATGCGGCAGCAGACACCAAGATGACTGAGGCGACAACATCCATTCGTGCACTATAATTTTTAATATAAATTTATGAATTTTAAAGTATACACAAAAGAAAATTGTCCCTATTGTTATAAAGTAAAGCAAGTATTGGAACTGACCGGCACAGATTTTGTATCTTACAAACTTGAAGAGGACTTTACAAGAGAGGAATTCTATGCTAAATTTGGTAAAGGTTCTACTTTTCCACAAGTAGTATGTGACAATAAAAAATTAGGAGGATGTGTTGACACAATCAAATTCCTCAGAGAACATCAAGTCATCAAGTCTTAACATAAATAAAAATGAAGACCACAGAAATCGTGGTATTGAATTTTTACTTAATGGGGGAAAAAGAAAGCAAACACAACCATTTCACATTATCTTTGAAAAGATGGTCTGCTTTCTGAGACGGGAAGTAACTATCTATTTCGAATTTTCTATCAATACAAGAAAAAGAGAAGTAATCTCCCGGAGTAAAAAAGATGTTAGCAACTAGTTTAGTATTTGGATCATTTTTGACTATTCTATTTCTCATGATGGGACTGATGATTGGTTGGACTGCTAGAGAATACATGATGAACTATCGGGAGGCACCAAGATATCATCCCGAAATGTTTGATGAGCAAGGAAATCTTATTCCAGACGAAGTAATCGCATTTAATTTTGAAAACTATGACGACAGTAACGAAGAAGAAAACGACAACGACTAAGGCAGCATCATTAGAACTTCCAAGAAATCCATTTGCTTTTGAAGTTTTAGATCTTGTATCAAAACAGAGAAGTAAGGCAAAGAAGATTGAGGTGCTCAAAAAGTTTGAACATATTTCTCTCAAGACACTGTTTATCTGGAACTTTGATGAAAGTGTAAAGTCAGTGCTTCCAGAAGGTGATGTTCCTTACACCGGATTTGAGGATCAAGCATCACATAATGGATCTCTTTCTACAAAAATTGATGAATCTGTTCGTAGAATGCACGAAACTGATTCATTCTCTATGGGTTCTAGTGACAAAAATGGACACACATCAATCCGTAGAGAATATAAGAACTTCTATCACTTTATTAAGGGTGGTAATGATAGTATGAGTGGTGTTCGTCGTGAAACAATGTTCATTAATATTCTTGAGGGACTGCATCCACTTGAGGCACAAATTCTTTGTCTTACCAAAGACAAGAAACTGAGTGATACATATAAACTTACCAAAGAAGTTGTTGCAGAAGCATATCCTGATATTCAATGGGGAGGTCGTTCGTGAATCTTATGAAAATTTTATTTGAAAACTGCGATCGAGATAAAGCACAAGACCGTACCTTACCCAACAATGCATTTCTTATAGAATATAAAGTTGATGAGGGTGCCGAGAGTTCTTATGATATTGTTATAGGATCAAAGCAATCAGAAATCTTTGATTATTACTATGATAAGTACAAGAAAGGTTTTGTGACTATGAATCAGGCTGAGGGTAGGATTAATCCTAAACTTTATGGAAATAAACCACCCGAAACCAAAAGGCGGAAGTGAATCCCAAAAAGTCGGAAAAAAAATCCCGGCAATTTTTTGGTCTGTAAGGATTTTCAACAACCCCTTGACTAAATAGGGTATAGGGTCTATTATAGACCTATCGTTCATCAGAGGAAACTCTGACGCAAGTAAGTCGCGGAACGGAGCCGTTCATCCCATGATTGAATTTCTTTTATATTCATCACTCAGTTGTTCTGATGCCGATGCAATTATGCTACGGATGCGAAACCATGAAGGTCTTAGCAATCAAGTTAAGATTGAATTGGTAGAGGCCATTAAGGAATCTACACCTGAGTGCTATCCATGGGACGCAAACGACTAAAGGAACGGACCTAAAAATCCAACTACTTTAGGAGTAAACAAATGAACACACTTCAAATGATTAAAAAGCAGATCAACAAATCATCTGCACTGCATGACGCACAAGTTCTTCACACCTCATATCGTGGTGTTGAGTATGATACTCGTTGTGTAGAATCAAACGAAACGCACGGTACATTCTGTTATCGTGGTCGTATCTACAATAAGTGAGTCACTTACGTTAAAATTGTTAGGAGGGTTGCAAGACCCTCTTTTTTTATGTTATAATGTGGTGAAACAGCACAGTATTATGGAGAAAGACCGACTAAAACTCATTGTCCGAAACCTTGAATTGCTTGTTGATTCATTGAAGGCAGAAATATATTCTGATGTGGATGCATACAAAACAGATGTTGACAGAAGTCAATTTCCAGGAATGAAAGATTACGACGAAGTATTTAATGATGACGATGGATGCCCAGACTAGAACTAAAAAAGCAAAAGAACTTGTAAAGTTGCTTGAGCGTCTAATCAAGCAAGATCATCTCTATGATCGAGAGAATATTAAAGAGATGAAATCACAATTACGTGTAGTAAAACAGCAGATTGCTGATATTGAAAAAGAAAATTTTAAAGGATTTGGAGCATGAATGTAAAATTGATCAGTGTTACACCTGATGCAGAGAAAATGATGGGATATGTGGCACGAGTGTCAAATCCCTCTAATCAAGAGAATCCAAAGGTTGCTGGTCTTCTTAAGTATTGTGTAAAGCACCAACACTGGAGTGTCTTTGAGCAGTCATTCATGACTCTTGAGATTGAGACTACTAGAGGACTAGCAGCTCAAATCTTGCGTCATCGGAGTTTTACATTCCAGGAGTTTTCTCAGAGGTATGCAGATTCATCAATGCTTGCCGATACTATTCCTTTGTTTGATCTAAGAAGACAAGATACAAAGAATCGTCAAAATTCCATTGATGATATTGATCCTCATACTCGTCAAAATTTTGAAATTAAGATTCAAAAGCACTTTGATGATGCTATGGAATTGTATCAAGAAATGCTTGCTTCTGGAATTGCAAAAGAATGTGCCAGATTTGTGCTTCCTTTGGCAGTACCAACTAGAATTTACATGAGTGGTTCATGTCGTTCATGGATCCATTATATTGATTTGCGTTCTGCTCACGGAACTCAAAAAGAGCACATGGATATTGCAGAAGCATGTAAAAAAGTTTTTGTAGAACAATTTCCAACAGTAGCAGAATCTCTGGAATGGGTCTAAATATTTTTATCTTGAATTTTTAACAATGGCAACGTATCCAGTAGTACATAAAGAGACGGGTGATCAGAAAGAAGTGAGTATGAGTATTCATGAGTGGCCAAAATGGTGCGAAGACAATCCTGATTGGCATCGGGATTGGTCTGATCCATCTACTGCTCCGATGGCAACAGATGTTGGTGAGTGGAGAGACAAACTTGTCAACAAACACCCAGGTTGGAATGAAGTCCTCAACAAAGCATCAAAGGCACCAAAAGCAACTGTTAGAAAAATTTAAGCATGGCAAGAAGAAAAAGAGTATCTGCAAAGGATGATCAACCAATTGGAGTTGGACTAACAACAAAGCAGATGAAAAGAAAGAAACCACTAAGTTCTAATTACTTGGTGGACATTGATCCACTTAATGATAATCAAAAGAGATTATTTGATGCATATGCGGAACAAAAACATATTGTTGCGTATGGTTGTGCCGGAACGGGTAAAACTTTTATTACTTTATTCAATGCATTGAAAGATGTGCTGAATGAATATACCCCATACGAACGCATCTACCTCGTCAGGTCTCTTGTAGCAACTAGAGAGATTGGTTTCCTGCCCGGTTCTCATGAAGATAAGGCAGACATCTACCAGATTCCTTATAAGAATATGGTTAAGTATATGTTTCAGATGCCATCTGATGCTGACTTTGAGATGCTATATGGCAATTTAAAGGCACAAGAAACGATTAAGTTCTGGTCCACTTCTTTTCTTCGTGGAACGACACTTGATAATGCGATCATTATTGTTGATGAGTTCCAGAACCTCAACTTCCATGAACTTGATAGTATCATCACCCGTGTTGGTGAAAATACACGTATTTGTTTTTGTGGTGATGCCAGACAGTCAGACTTAAACAAATCAAATGAAAGAAATGGTATCGTAGACTTTATGAACGTCTTGCGTAAAATGCCATCTTTTGATATAATTGAATTTGGGATTGACGATATTGTTCGTTCAGGTCTTGTCAAAGAATATCTCACTGCAAAAATGGAATCGGGTTTGTAATGTTTAATCATATTGATTTGAATCTCTCTCCTCTTGAGAGGGAGACTATTGATGGAGTCCGATACTATTCCGTTCCTGATGAAGAAGAACTCTTAAAACTAGTTTCCATCACTTCGGTAACCAGTCATTTTAATAAAGAGATTTTTGTTAAGTGGCGTAAGAAGGTTGGTGATGAAGAAGCAAATCGTGTCACAAAAGCGGCAACACGTCGTGGGACTGATATGCACACTCTTACCGAGTGTCACCTAAAGAATGTAGAGTTACCAAAAGTTCCTCCCATTTCCGAGTTTTTATTTAAGATTTCTAAGGGAACTTTAAAGAATATTGACAATATTCATGCTCTGGAAACTTCCCTATATAGTAAGCAGTTGGGTATTGCTGGAACCGTCGATTGTATTGCAGAATACGAGGGTGAATTAGCAATAATTGACTTCAAGACTTCTAAAAAACCGAAACCAAGAAATTGGATCGAAAACTATTTCGTACAATGTGCGGCATATGGATGTATGTTGTATGAAATGACTGGTATTCCGGTCAAAAAATTTGTAATCATCATGGCTTGTGAAAATGGAGAATGCGTCGTCTACGAAGAAAGAGACAAATCAAAGTACATCAAACTTCTTACCGAATATATTAGAAAGTTTGTTACAGATAAATTGGAACTCTATGGAACCGAATAAAGAACTGGAGAAGGCAATTCAAAGTAAATTTTTAACACCTTCTAAGTTTGCCTTAGAAGTTGAAAAGATTGTTGCCGAAGAAAAAATTAACTACATTGATGCGATTGTGCATTATTGTGAAGTCAATGAACTTGATGTAGAATCAATTACAAAACTTGTATCGAAACCACTGAAGGAAAAACTGAAGTGGGATGCTACGAGACTTAATTTTATGAAAGCAACTTCGAAAGCAAAACTGCCTTTATGAAAGTGTCTCCATTTGATACCTACCAACATTATTTGTCACTCAAAAATCATTTTACAAATCCAAAATACGACTTCTTCCGATATGGTGCGAAGACCCGTGCAAGTGTATCTTCATTCAATAAAAGAAGAGATAAGTATTGGTTCGAGAAAACTAGTCGTAAATATAATGATGAAGAAGTCGTAAAA